CTGGTGATCCCGCTTTCGTAGTTATCGTGGTTAGGATACCAAGCACAGCGGCTCAAGGCAATTTTGGCGCACCATCATCAACGTTTCAAATGCAATTCGGTGCAGCAACCATAATTACGTCAACAACTAATAATCCATTTAGAGGGATTTTTGCCGGTGTCAATCAAAATCTTGTAAACATAACACCTGAAATTGATTTGATATTTCAAACACTTCAAGCGCCAGGTGCATCACAAAACGCATTTCCAGAGGCTTCTAGATATTGGGCAACACAGTATGGCGCAAAATCCGAGGTAGTGAATGCGTACATAATGTCAGCGATGAAACTAGGGATGAATACAATGAGTCCATACACAAATGATGGTGAGAGTTACGGAGTAGCAGATGTCGTCGGTGAAACTACAGCGCCTGATGTAAATGTTAATCCTTTAGCTGAGATGTTTTTGCATAAATTTGATTGTTTTAATAGGAGAATAGATAGCTCAAACATTTATTGTTTTTCATACATGGAGCCAGTACTGCGTTTTGCGTTAGCTACAAAACTAAGAATACCAGCTGATATCTCAAATAGAATACCAACAACGTCGATCACAGCATTTAACAGCACAGCTATGTTCTGTCACTGTCGAGACTTATTTACGGCAATAAGTGGGTTCACAGAACTATCATATGTAGCAACCGGTATGACATGGGATCAAGCATTAGGCTTAAATTCAAATGTACAGACACTAAATGACCAAACATTAGACTATTCAGTGGATCTATTAGATAATCTATTTGATGAAGTTGGTTTCTCAAATGATGAATCTGCACACATATGGTCCCTGCCCTCATCGGCAAGACTAATTACTGGTAGGGGCTCAGAAATAGCTGAAGCACAAATGGTGGTTTTCTTGGTTGATAAAGCATGGCAAGGTTTCAAAGATGTCTACAAGTTGACGGCAGAGACGACAATAAGAGTTTGGCCGTCAGAAGCAACCACAAGTAGAAAACTCTTTCCAGTTACAAATGGGGTCATACCACCAGCTTTTATAAGCGCAAGGATGACATTAGATAAATTAAATGTAGAAGATGTTTATAAATTTCAACAACCAACAGTTACCAACACTTGGTTAGGTGCAGCTGCGGCAGGGCATCCGACATTTATTGTAGCTTCACCACAAACAGGCGTCGCAACTAGGTTGAGTAATCCACTAGTGATGCCATCAATGAATGAGTGGCGGTCAAAGTATATAGGTTCAATAGCATTCTACGATACAACAATACCGATGACTGGTCCATTATTAAAGACTGCTATAGAAGCACCATATGCACCAATTTATACATGGGACACTAATGAAGTTACCCATTATGCATGGACAGCGGATTCAGATGGATTTGTGTTTAGTAGTGCATCAAATTTCAACGCCTATAAGGTATGCTCAGTTCCACAGCCAGGTTCTTTATACCCAAGTGTCTTGAACAACAGAGAACAGGTTTCAATGAAGAAGAAACCTTTAGACAAGAAATGACAAAAAGACCTAATAGAGGCATTCAATTCTCAGGATTCTACCGCTGTCCTGGAATGGTGTAAGCGAAGCGATGTGGCGGATCTGTCATTCGAAAAATGCATTCAACAAATACCGAAAAAACCAAAACCGTTGGTAACACAAAGATACCAAATGGTCAGCAGTGATTCGTTGTATGATAGACTCAAAGGGGAGAAGGGGGCACTGAAACACTTGTACAAGGTCACGGGCGTCGTGGACCTGATTAATGATGACCCAATGCTAAGCCTGAATGTAGCGTTTTACCAAGATTGGCTCGATAAGAAACAGGTGAAAATAGCCTTGTGGCAATACGCAGGCGACCAGAAGAAGCTGAAGGAATTGTCACAGTGGGCACAAAAGTCAGGACCAAGGGTGAGGAACTGGGAGTTGTTGGTAGGAATAGAAAACTTATACGGATGGAGACCAAATAACGAAGATGTTTCTAAAGAAGTTCACGATTGGGTAACGAAGGTCTTCAAACCAAACTACAATGGCTCGGAGACGGCTTTCAATGAAAAATTCAGACAAGCGGTTAGAAAAGTATTGCGATGGAAAACAGGGGTATTAGAGCAAAAGATCAAGTTGGAAGAGTTTTGCACGGATATTGCGTCAACTGGAACACCAGGGTCAGCATTTGATCCCAATGGACCAAAATTGGAAGCAGGCTATGAAGGTATAAAAATCAAACCGTACAACAACAAGTTTTCAAAATCAGCAGTCCTGAGTACAGAGAATAAAGTAAAAAGGGCACTCACAAAGGAGAAACAAAAGTGTAAAGTATCAGTAAAGGTGGAATTCTTTCCGAAGAAACGATTAATAGTTAGCTCGGATTACAATACAACATTGAAAATGCGGTTCGTCGACACCTGGATAAGCGAATGGATGAGGGGTAATCCGCATAGTACATTATGGATGGATAAGGATCAGATGTTGAAAATGTGGATAGCCTTCGCGAAAAAGACAAAGTGGTGGAATTCCCCAGTTGATCAGACGGGATTCGATCACCACGCATCGAAAGTAATGGTCAT